TAAAGTTTGCCTTCGCGGTAGCGAAACTGGAGAAAGAATTGAAAGTTACAAACCGTAAGGCAGCCCCGCCACCCGAGAGAATCGTGTCAGGAACTGGCCGAGTATCTGGGGCGGTGGACTCAACCCTTGAACGGCTGCGAGCAGAAGCGGAAAAAACTGGCAACATGACGAAAGTCATCCAGTACAAAGCGCAGAAGCGAGCAGCTTCCAAATGATATTTTTTTAATTTAGGAGCCCATCATGGCCAATAGCTTTTCCAAAGAAGAACGCGTAGCGTTTGAAGACATCCTCGAAGGTTTCCAAGACTTGCTGGTCTTGTCTCGTCACGTTTCGGTCTACAACACAGACCAGACAATGATGGCACGCACCAACAACGTCATCTGGCGTCCAATGCCTTACATGGCGCAATCCATCACCAGCACTCCTGGTACCACCATCGCTGGTTCTTACCAGAACATGACTCAGTTGTCTGTGCCATCCACCATTGGCTTCAGCAAGACTGTGCCTTGGACAATGACCACTCTTGACTTGCGTGACGCATTGCAAGAAGGTCGTTTGGGTGAGTCAGCCAAGCAAAAGCTCGCATCCGACATCAATGTGGCGATCATGAACACCGCAGCTGCTCAAGGCACTTTGGTTGTTCCAGTCTCTACAGCTGCCGGTGATTATGATGATGTGGCCTTGTGCGACAGCATCATGAACGAGCAAGGCGTGCCTGACTACGATCGCTTCTTGGGCTTGTCCAGCCGCGATTACAACGGCATTGCAGGCAACTTGTCTCAAGCCAGCCGTTCATTCGGCAACGCTAAGTCTGATCGTGCATATGAGCGCAGCTTCGTTGGCATGGTCGCAGGCTTCGACACTTACAAGTTCGACTACGCAAACCGTATTGCTGCGGCAGCTGGTGGTGTCACTACTATCGACACCAGAAACTCTGCTAACAACTACCTCGTTCCACAGGCAACTTCCACATCCGTGGGTGGCCAGATCAACGTTGACAACCGCTATCAGACTGTCACTGTGTCCAACACAGTTGGCATCGTTGCTGGCGATGCCTTCACGATCGATGGCGTGGTTGCAGTGCATCACATCACCAAGCAATCCACTGGCCAACTGAAGACATTCCGTGTCATCAGCGTGACCAACGGCACACAAATGGTGATCAGCCCTGGCATTATCTCCAACCAAGTTGCAAGCGATGCATCTGCACAGTATCAAAACGTTATCGTTACTCCTACTGCAGCCGCAAACATCAACTGGCTCAACACCGCAGCCTCGAACATCAACGTGTTCTGGCAGCGTGATTCGTTGGAAATCTTGCCTGGCCGCTACGCAGTCCCATCCGATGCTGGCACCGCAGTGATGCGTGCTACCACCGATCAGGGCGTGGAGCTGGTGATGCAGAAGTTCTACGACATCGACAGCATGACAATCAAGTATCGCTTGGACACACTGTTCGGTGTGGTCAACAAGCAGCCTGAAATGTCCGGCATCTTGTTGTTCAATCAGCCCTAAGCTGATCTAGGGGGGAAGGGGCTTCGGCCCCTTCTTCTTTCTTCATTCAAAGGAGCACACCATGCCATTGACAAAAGGTTACTCAAGCAAATCCATCGGCAAAAACATTGCCAAAGAGATGAAGTCAGGAAAGCCTCAAAAGCAATCTGTGGCCATCGCATTGAACGTGGCTACAAAAGCAGCCAAGGCCGCAGGCAAGCCAAGCAAAGCACCAAAGAAGGCCATGAAATGAAAGCCGGTCTCTATGCCAACATCGCAGCCAAACGTGATCGCATCGCGGCACAGAAGGCAGCAGGCAAGACACCTGAGCGTATGCGCAAAGTCGGTTCGAAAGGTGCACCAACAGCCGCAGACTTTAAAGCAGCAGCCAAAACAGCCAAGCCCATGAAAGCCAAAAAATGAGCATATCATTCCCAGCAATGATTTACAAAAGCCCAGGCCAGCAACGCAAGCCTGGTGGCGGCACATACAATTTTGACAGCGTCCAGACGCAAGAAGAACTCGATGCAAAGCTGGAAGCAGGATGGTTTACATCGTCAGCTGAGGCCATTGAAGCCGCAGGCGAGAAGGCCAATGGCAATGTGAAACCAAAACCAAAGTGGGCAATCAAGCCGGTCAAGAAGAAAAAGCCAGCCAAGCCATTAGACTGGCGTGATCAGGTCAAGGCCAAACCAGCGCCAGCTCCCGAGCCTGATCCTGAGCCTGAGCCTATCGATGAGGATGCAGAACCAACCCGCGAAGAACTTGAGGCAAAAGCTACAGAACTAGGAATTCGCTTTGATGGTCGCACAAAAGACAAAAAACTGGGACAATTGATCCAAGACAGATTGTCTGAGAACACAGGAGAATGACATGGGATGGACAAAGCGCCAATTTATCGGACAGGCCTTCGAGGAAATTGGCCTTGCTTCTTACGTCTTTGATCTGACACCTGAGCAGTTGCAATCCGCACTGCGCAGGCTCGATACCATGATCGCAGCATGGAATGCCCTTGGCATTCGCTTAGGCTATCCACTGCCATCAAGCCCTCAAGACAGCGATCTTGATGAGCAGACCAACGTTCCAGACAGCTCCAATGAGGCCATTTACACAAACTTGGCCATCAAGCTGGCACCAAGTTATGGCAAGCAGGTCATGCCCGATACCAAGGCCACAGCCAAAGAGTCCTACAACACCCTGCTGTCGCGTGCGGCCATGCCAATGGAGCAACAGATGCCTGGCACGATGCCAAGCGGTGCAGGCAACAAGCCTTGGCGCGTCTACGACGACCCATTCTTGCAGCGCCCCTACGATCCAGTCTTGGCCGGTCAAGACGGTCCACTCGAATACAACTGAGGAAATACCAACATGCCACAAATCAACCAACTCTCAAGCATCAGCCAAGTCTCTGGTGCAAACCAGATTCCGGTCTACGACCAGAACAATGGCGATGCTCGCAAGATGTCGGTCAGCGCATTGCTGCAATACTTCCAAGCTACATTCGCAGCACCAACCGTGGCCACCAACTTATATGTGCCAGGCACTGGCTTCAATGTGACAGTGCCAACACCAGTCAGCGAACAACAATGGATGATCTTGCAGCCTGCTGGCACATTGGCCACTGGCACGATCACATTGCCACTGAACACTGGCGTGCCTGATGGCACTCAAGTGCTGGTGACAACGACTCAGATCATCACAGCATTTACGCTGGCGCTCAATGGTGCAACAGCCGCATTTGGTGCGCCAACCACACTGGCAGCCAATGCATTCTTCACCATGCGTTTCTATCAAGCCACAAATTCGTGGTATCGCATCGCTTAACTTTTAGGAGATTTCATCATGTTTATTCAACCAAGTCTGACCCAAAACCAAGTCGATGTGATTCTGCCTATTGGCCAGTACATCAGCATCGGCAACACTGGCAACGAAGCCACCACAGTTCTGTTGCAATCTGTTGCACCAAGCGCACAATATTGGAACTATTCAACTATTGGAACGCTGTTCAACACTGCTCAGACCTTTGGCCCTTATACCGAAGACCGCACAATCCGCATTGACAACCGCAATGCCACTGTCGAGTACAGCATTGGCACACAGCCCCAGCTGCGCAACTTCCCTCAATTGGTGATTGAGAACAAAGGACCAATTGGATTGGTCGAACCTGCTGGCACATTCGTGACTCTGACATACGACAACAACGCAGGCAAAGTTCGTTTGAACAGCGCTGGCGCTCATGGCCTCACAGCAGCCGTGGCAGTTGGTGAAAATGTCTATGTGACATGGACTGGCGGCACAGGTGTTACTGGTTTGTACCCAGTAACAGCATTGGACACTGACACCACAGGAACAGCAGTCACTATTGATCTGGCTTACAGAAGCGCAACCGCCACGATCACCATCGCTGCACCTGGCGTGGTGACATGGACAGATCATGGCTTGTCTGCAAACAGCACGATTCGCTTCACGACCACTGGCGCATTGCCAACTGGCTTGGCTATCAACACGACCTACTATGTCAAAACCGTGTTGTCTCCAAACACATTCACCGTGTCTGCTTCTGCAGGCGGTGCAGCCATCACTACAAGCGGCACGCAGTCAGGTACTCAGACAGCCTTGGTCTGGTACGGCACAGCAGTCGTCGCAGTGGCCAACACAGCAGTCACTTTGGCATCTGTCACAGTACCAGGCTGGTCAGTCGGAACTGGTGGACAGATAGAAATCAATGCACTTTTCAGTTTGACAAATAGTGCCAACGCCAAAAACCTTGGTATGACATTTGGTGGTAGTGCAATCTTTACATTGGCCGCAGCCAACGTTGCAAGCGTATCTGTTCAAAAAGAGATTGTTAATCGTGGCGGCTCGCAAATTGTCTCAAGTGCAGTTGGCGCAACTGGCCACGGAGCATCAACAGGCACTGTTTTGACTCTAAGTGTTAATACTAATGTGGACCAGACATTTGCAATCACCGCTCAACCAATAACTGCAAATGAGTTGGTTCAATTGGAATACTACAGCTTGCAAATGATCTTCTAATCATGGCCACCAAAGACTCAAGACTTGCTCGCGCTGGCGTGGAAGGCTACAACAAGCCAAAACGCACGCCATCGCATCCGACCAAAAGCCACGTTGTCGTGGCCAAGGCAGGTGACCAAGTGAAGACCATTCGCTTCGGTCAGCAGGGCGTGTCTGGGTCTCCAAAGAAGGAAGGCGAGTCAAAGGCATCCGAGACTCGTCGAGAATCATTCAAGGCCAGACATGCTGAGAACATTGCCAAGGGCAAGATGAGCGCAGCATACTGGGCCAACAAGGTCAAGTGGTAAGTCATGCAAATTCCAATCCTAAACGGCATCTACGCTGACAACACGCCAGAGTTGCGCACCAGCTATCCGGTCAATATGATGCCAGTGCCAAAAAATTCAGGCATCAGCAATGGATTCCTGCGTCCAGGCGATGGTATTGTGGCCAACGGCACAGGACCAGGAACTGATCGTGGAGGAATCAACTGGAATGGTGTTTGCTACCGAGTCATGGGCACCAAGTTGGTTTCTGTGGCCAGAGATGGAACTGTGACCACTTTGGGCGATGTTGGTGGGCCAGTCACTGATTTGGTGACGCTTGATTACAGTTTTGACTTACTAGGCATTGCATCTGGTGGTCGACTGTACTTCTGGGACCCAGTGGCATCCACACTCACACAGAACACCGATCCAGACCTTGGTGTAGTGCTCGACTTCTGCTGGGTCGATGGCTACTTCATGACGACTGATGGTGCCAATTTGGTCGTCACTGAATTGTCTAATCCATTGTCTGTCAATCCATTGAAATATGGAAGTTCAGAAGTTGATCCAGACCCTGTGGTGGCACTCATCAAGTTGCGCAACGAGGTCTATGCGCTCAACAGCAACACCATTGAGGTGTTCGACAACGTGGGTGGTGACTTGTTTCCATTCGCACGCATTGATGGCGCACAAGTTCAAAAAGGCGTACTTGGAACGCATGCATGCTGCATTTTTCTTGATCGCATTGCCTTTTTGGGTGGTGGTCGAAATGAAGCGCCATCCATTTACATTGGCGCAGCAGCCACTACTCAAAAACTAAGCACTCAAGAAATTGACAACCTGCTTCTGCAATATACAGAAGCACAGCTGGTGCGCGTGCAACTAGAAGCACGCAACGACAAAAACCATCTTCACCTTTATGTGCATTTGCCAGACCGAACTATCGTCTATGACGCATCAGCATCAGAGGCATTAGGTGAGCCTGTCTGGTTTACACTGGTAAGCACAATAGTTGGATTTGCACAGTATCGCGCACGCAACATGGTCTGGATTTACGACAAGTGGCTGGTGGGTGATCCACAGTCCAGCTCCATCGGTTACTTTGTGCAAAGCACTGGTGAGCATTGGGGACAACAGGTGCGCTGGGAATTTGGCACGCTGATCGTTTACAACGAAAGCAATGGTGCGATCTTCAACGAGCTTGAACTGGTCAGTTTGACCGGAAGCGTGGCACTAGGAACAAATCCACAAATCAGCACCAGCTACAGCGTGGATGGAAAATCATGGAGCCAAGACCGCTACATCACTGTTGGCACCACTGGAAACACCGTCAAACGTCTGGCATGGTTTCAGCAAGGCCACATGCGAAATTGGCGTATTCAGAGATTCCGTGGCGACAGCGATGCGCATGTGTCATTCATTCGTCTTGAAGCCCAGATTGAGGCATTGGCATTCTGATGGCAACCGCACCACAATCACGCAGACTTAATCTGACGCGAGATCAACTCGCAACCTTTCTGACTGACCAGCAACAGATCAGGCAGTTTGAATTGCTGTTTTCTACAGTCGATCAAATTCAGGTCATCACAGGCACTGACTTTGAGTACCAAGCAGACACGGCAGCGGCCAATGCTAACAATGCTCTGGCACAGATCAGTGCGCTGGCGCAAGACACCGCAGTCGATGATGCTGTCTTGAGTGCCAAAGTGCAACAGGCCTTGGATGCCATACCACGCTTGGACCAAGCACTTGACTTGCTTGCATTGGCACCTGTGCGCAACAATATCGAACTGGCACACGATGTGAATGGCATCTTGCCTTACGCAAACTTACCCGCCTCAGTGCGATCTAATCAGGTGCTCACATGGCTTTCGATGTAATCACACCAGCAAAACTTGGCCAAGCGGCCATCACCACAGGCGTGACAACGCTGTACACCGTACCAGCCAGCACACGCACACTGCTCAAAGAGTTCAGCATTGCCAATACTACGGCAGCGGCCATCAATGTGCGCGTGTTCTTGGTGCCATCCGCAGGTTCGGCAGGCACTGGCAATGCATTCTTGTACGATGTGTCAGTCCCAGCCAATAATGCACTGCAATACAACGGCATCGAGGTGCTAAACGCAGGCGACACAATTCAAATTCAGGCAGCATCGGCTGGCCTCACAATCATCGCCAGCGGTGGCGAAGCCACATAAGGAGAATGAAATGACCGTATCAATCAAGGTTCTGATTCCACCAAAGCAGGCAGAAAATGCCCAGACTACGCAGTACACAGCTGTGAACTGCAAGGCTCTGATCGACAAATTCACAGCCACCAATACAACGTCAAGCAATGTGACGATCAGCGTCAATCTGGTGACTAGTGGCGGCAGTGCTGGCACAGCCAACTTGATCGTGGACACACGCAGCATTGCACCCGATGAGACATACACATTCCCCGAATTGGTTGGCCAAGCGCTTGAGTCTGGTAGTTTCATCTCAACCATTGCCAGCGCAGCCACATCACTGACCATCCGCGCATCTGGCCGCGAAATTACTTAAAGGAGAACAGCATGGACAAATTCATGATGATGCCCAAGGGCTTTATTGGCTTGCCGGTCGAAGAAGAATTCATTACCACAGCCGAGAACAAGAAGAACACCCAGATCGTCATTGATGACTGGATGCTTGGCCCTGAGAATCCAAGCAACGAGCCAACGGCCAATAAAACATACTGGATCGCTGTTGGCAAGGCCATGCAAGTGGATGAAAAAGAAGCTCGTCGTCGTCGCTGCTCGAACTGCGAGTATTACGACAACAGCACCATGACGCAGGCCAAGATGGAGCGAATCCCCCGAAATGACTGGGACACCGATGCTGGTTTCCGTGGTTATTGCACCAAATTCGAGTTCATCTGCCACGATCTGCGCGTTTGCCAGGCATGGGAAGAACGTGAATTTGAAATGGAAGATTGACCAAATGCCAAAATGTGGGAAAATAAAGGCGCTGAGTCTATCGGGCCACCAGCAGCTCACCCTTAACAGGAGTTGCACATGATTGGTATCGAATGGCTCAAGGAGAACCTGCAAAGGGTTTTCATGTTGCCTACGCCAGTCGTGGAATGGCTCGTCATGGTCTACGATGCCATTCAGGTGTTTGACGATATTGCTGATGGCGATACAGTTGAGCGCAAAGACCTGAATGCGACCATCTGGAACACACTGGTGGGAATGCACCAGAACCAATTTTTTATCACAAACAGCCATCATCTCACGCCATTGCTGGCAACAGCAATCATGAAGTGGCAAGCCTCCGACCATGCCGAGCGTGCAGGCGATGCCGATGCCAGATCATTTGTCTGGCGTGCAGGCTACTACGACCTGATCTTGATGGCCGTATCACTTACGCATGGCCCAGGCTTTGCCACAAAGAATGCACATCTGGTCATGGAGTTATATGGCGAGAAATTTGAAGACTACATGAAGGAGTTCGGCAATGCCTGATCCAATAACCGCCCTAGTCGTTGGTGGAACCCAACTTGTCGGAAGTTCAATGCAGGCCAGCGCTGCTGGCGAAGCCGCAGGTATTCAAGGCGCTGCGGCTGAACAAGGCATTGCAGAACAACGCAGGCAATTTGAAGCCATGCGTGAATTGCTCAAACCTTACACAGAGGCAGGAGTTCCTGCCCTTGCAGGATTGCAACCCTATGCGCAAGTAGGAGCACCAGCACTTGAGCAACAGCAGGCATTGCTTGGACTGCGTGGACCAGAGGCTCAACGTGCAGCCATTGCAGGCATTGAAGGTGGTGCTGGCTACCAAGCACAAGTTCAAGCTGGTGAAGAAGCACTGCTTCAGCGTGCATCTGCCACTGGTGGCTTGCGTGGTGGAAACATCCAAGGCGCACTGGCTCAATTTAGACCACAAATGCTTCAACAAGAAATTGAAAGGCAATATGGTCGATTGGGTGGAATGGCCGATATTGGTCGTGTCACACAGCAAAACTTAGCCCAGATCGGTCAGTCATCAGCAGCTGGCACAGGTTCAGCAGGATTGCAAACTGGTACAAATATTGCAAATCTCTTGGGACAACAAGGTGCAGCTTTGGCCGGTGGTGAACTTGGTGAAGCCAAGGCTTATGGCCAACTGTTTAATCTGCCAGCTCAGTTCCTCGGTATGCAAATGGGTGGAGGAAAAGCTGGAGGTTTTGGCAACTTATTCAGTGATATTCGTCTCAAAAAGAACATCAAGAAAATCAGCACACGACCTGATGGATTGAACGTCTACGAGTTTGATTACATCTGGGGTGGTGGTCGTCAAGTCGGCCTCATGGCACAAGAAGTGCAAGGCGTGTATCCAGACGCTGTGTCTGAATCTGGTGGCTATTTGATGGTCAACTACAGCAAGGTCTGAGGAAAATAATATGGCAGGCATTAACCCATTCCAAGCGCCCATCAACTACGCAGTTGATGTGCAAAGCCCATTCGAGGCAGTACTCAGCGGCTTCAAAATTGGTGCTGCCGGTGCAGAAGCGCAGGCAAAAGCACAGGCACTTGAGCAGGCAAAAACAGCACAAGCAGAATTGGCAACATTGTTTTCTAATCCAAAAGCAACAGCAATAGACTTTGCTCGCGTCTCTGCCATGCTCCCAAAAGATCAAGCAGAAGGCGTGCGCAAGTCATTTGAATTGATGTCAACTTCTCAACAGCAAAACCGCCTGCAACAGTCTGGCCAAGTTTATGCAGCCTTAAAATCTGGCCAACCAGACATCGCAAAAAATCTGCTCAAAGAACAGGCAGACGCATTTCGCAATTCAGGTCGTGAGCAAGAAGCAAAAGCCACAGAAACATATCTGCAACTGATCGACATGAATCCAACTGGCTCGCAAGCAACCATTGGATTGATGATGGCCGCATTGCCTGGTGGAAAAGAACTGCTTGAGAATGTAGACAAAACACTTTCGACAGGCAGAGAAGAAGCAAAAGCGCCAGCTGCATTGCTTGAAGCCAGAGCAAAGGCTGACAAAGCCGTGGCAGATGCCACCACAGCTCAGGCTACCGCCACCAATGCAGCAGAAAAAGCAGCGGCAGATGCGGCTAAAGCAACGGCAGACGCACAAAAAGCGCAAGTCGATGCTAAGTTTGCAGAACAGATCACACTGGCAGACCTTAAAAAGAAAGCCGCTGATCTTGGCTTGACACAAGCCCAGACTGGCTCGGCATTGGCACAGACTAAGAAACTGGGTCAAGAAACACAAAAGATTGCATTGGAACTTGAAGCACTTAAAGCCACTGGTGGAATGGACCCAGCCAAAACATTTGAGCAAGAAGACAAACTGCGCAAAGAATACCAAGGCCGCACCAAGGTATATGGCGAACTTGGAACTACATTCAACAACATCCAATCTTCAGCAGGTGCAAAAACTGGCCCAGGCGACATTGCATTGATCACTGGATTCATGAAAATGCTTGATCCAGGCTCAGTGGTGCGCGAGACAGAATTTGCCACAGCACGCGACACAGCTGGCTTATACACAAAACTTGAAAATAGCCTGAAAAAAGCAGAAAGCGGTCAATTCTTACAGCCTAAACAGCGTGAAGAATTCGTAAATCTGGCCAGAGAGTATTACAAGTCAGCACAGAAAAAAGCAGAAGAAGACAAGAAAGCTCTTGGTGTGGTAGTCAAAAACTATCGCCTAAATGCTGAAAATGTCTTTGGCCCAGAGACAGCGGCAGCGCCTACACCATCACCAAATAGTGTCACAGTTGGTGGCCAGACCTACACTCGTCCTGCAAACTTCACTGATGCTCAGTGGAGCGCATATAAGCAATCTGTGGGGGCACAATGAGTCCAGAAGAATGGTTGGCATCACAAACTAAGCAGGCTGCACCAGCAGCTCCTGCTCCAGCACCTACGGCCACAGCACCAGCTGCGGCACCAATGTCTCCTGAGCAATGGGCGGCATCACAGCCAAAGCCAATGGGATTCATTGAAGGATTGGTTGAGTCAGTCACTGGCCGCGCTCGCGCAACGCCAGAGACCCAAGCGCTTCCTGAGTGGACAAGCATGCCAGAACTCAATCAAATGAGCGTGGCATCGTTCAAGACAGCGCTTGGCACGCTCATGAGCAACCCCAAGGAAACGGTGCAGATTCTGCAAGCCAATTTCCCTGGTGTTCAGGTTCGCCAAGATGCCAAGGGCAACTACTTGATGCGCTCATCGGTTGATCAAAAAGAGTATGCAATTCCACCAGGCTTCACAATGGGTGACATTCCCAGAGCAGTCGGTGGCATTGCAGCCTTCACACCAGCAGGCCGAGCCGCAACTATTCCTGGCGCAATTGTGGCCGGTGGTGCAACTCAAGCGGCCATCGAAGCAACCCAAGCTGGCACTGGTGGCAAGTTTGACACTGGTGAAGTTCTCATGGCTGGCGCTACAGGCCCAGCAGGACAGATCATTCAGCGCGTGGCACCTCCAGTCGTCCAAGCGGTCAAAAAGGGCGTACAGCGCGTCACAGGAAAAGCTCCAGCACCTGCACCAGCGGCAGGTGCACCAGGCGCTCCTATGGGCACAGCAATGGCCCCAGAAGCACCTCCAGCAGCACCAATGGCCGCAGCAATGCCAGAAGTGGCACCAGTAGCACCAGAGATTCCAGTCGCGCCAGCTGCACCAGCAGTGGCTCCATTGGTCACAGAAGTCACTGAGGAAGAAGTTGGCAATCTGGTCAAGAAGGCATCCGGCACAGGCTTTGGCTCGACTGGCGCACGCGATCGGCTGGCCGATCTTGCACAGGTCAACGTGGCAGCCAAAGAAGCCGCAGATCGTCTTGGCATCCAATTGCCTGCCGATGTGTTCAGCGACAACCCACAAGTTCGCGCAGCCGCAGGCCTGACCAGATCAGCCGCAGGCACTGAGGCAGAGGCCGCATGGCGCAACACTGTCACGCAAGCTGTAGACAAGGCCGACGATGTGATCAAGCAATTTGATGCCACATTTGTCGAAGGCGCAGTCGCACCTGGCGTGGTGTCGCAAAAGATCAAAGACTCGCTGACAGCGACTCGTTCAGACCTCAATGCACAGGCAAGCAAGGTCTACAACGCAGTCGATGAAGTGGTGCCAAAAACATCGGTGGTGGAACTGCCAAAGCTCAAAGCAACCCTTGACACAGTCAAGACTGAGGTGGGCGAGAAAGGCATGTCGGCAGCCGAGCGCAATCTGGCCAAGATGATCGATGAAGGCAACATTACGTATGGCCGACTCAAGCGCGAGAAAACCCTGATTGGAAACGCCATCAACAAAATGGAGTCTCCATATGGCAGCATGGCTGAGGCAGACCTCAAACGCCTATATGCGGCACTCGCTGACGACCAACTGACAAACGTTGGCAACATTGGTGGCGAAGAACTGCGCCAGCAACTGCGTGCAGCCAACCTGTTGTACGCAAAAGAGCGTGCCTTGGGCAATCGCATTGTGAATGCATTTGGCCAAGACATCGAGGGAAGCGTGGCCAACAAGATGCGCACTGCTATCACTGGCGCGGCCAAGGGTGATGCTGGTGAGTTCAATCGCCTGCTTAAAACCGTCCCAGAAGACTTGCGCAAAGAGACAATTGCCACTGCGCTGGCATCTGTCACGCGATCAACCAGAGGCGCTGAAAAAGGTGGTTTTGGATTCTCCGAGTTTGCCGACATCTATCCAAAGCTCAGAGCTAATCCACCAGTCTACAAAACCATCGTGGACACATTAGGAAAAGACTCAGCAGACGTACTGCGTGATCTGTTTGAGGTCTCCAAGCGCGTCACTGAGGCCAGAGCCAATGTCTTGACCACCGGAAAGGCAAACCAAGCATTGCTGCAAGGCATGCAGGCCGAAAGTCTGATCGGTAAGGTCATGGAGAGCACGCTGTCCAAAGGCGCATTGACTGGTGCAGCGGCAATGGGTGGTCCTATTGCAGCCGCAGCCACATCAATAATCACTGGAGCCATGACTCAAGGTAATAAAGATTCACTCAAAGCAGCAGGAAAACTGTTTGCTGATGAGAACTTCCAGAAACTTGCTATTGAAGCAGCGACCAGAGGAACGCCAAGTGAGGCTAGCATTCGTCGCACAGCCATGTCACAATCCTTCCAGAAATTTGCTGACGCAGCCAAACTGCCAAAAGCACTGGACGCAAGGATTCAATGGCTGCAAACAGCAACCCAAGCCGAGCGCCAATTCGACCAGGAGAACCAATAAATGTCAGCACTATCGATCAACCCACCGTATCCAGCATTTGCTGGCGCTGACGGCCAGCCGTTGGAGAATGGTTACATCTGGATTGGCACTGTCAATCTCAATCCACAGGTCAATCCGATCAGCGTCTATTGGGACTCAGCTCTAACGATTCCAGCAGCCCAACCAATCCGCACATTGAACGGCTACCCAAGCTACCAAGGAACGCCAGCGCGTTTTTATGCAGCAAGCGACTACAGCATTCAAGTTCTGGATAGCAAAGGAAGCGTGGTCTACACATCACTGAATGGAAACGTGTCTTCTGGATCAGTCGCAACAAACGCAACTGGAAATGGTGTGCAGACAGTTTTTGCTGTGACATCTACACCATTTGCAATTTACATCAATGGCGTGTACCAGAACCAAAACACTTACACAGTGACTGGCGGTAATGTGACATTTAGCCAAGCACCACCATTCACTTCAGTGATCGAATTTTTGGTTTAAGGAGAAAGCAATGCTAAAAACAGTTACAAATTCCATCAACGCTAGTCAGATTCAAACACCTATTACATTGCCTGGTGATGTAACTCTTTCCACAGGCAACCTAGTCCTTGGAACAGCAGCCAAAGGTGTCAATTTCACCGCTAATACCAACGCGCCAGGAATGACCAGCGAGTTGCTCAATTGGTATGAAGAAGGTACTTGGACACCTGTGTTGCGAGGGTCGGTAAGTGATCCCACAGTAGTTGGAGTCGTGTCTGGAGCTTACACAAGAACAGGACGCTTGGTTACTTTTACTTTAGAAGTTCTTACAAGTTCTGTCACAGGTGGTTCTGGAACTTTGACAGTAAGTGGTTTGCCTTTTAAGACAATAGATAGAACTGTGTGCGGTTGTGCGACTGTAAACTTTGTATTAGGAATGTCAGTTCCTGCTACAACAGCATTTCCAAGCAGCAATACAACATCAATAAATTTGTATGTAAATAACTTTAGTAATACTCCATCCACTGTTGCAAACCTTGCTGCAGGAAGCAATTTTTTATTCATTGCCGGACAATACTTTGTCTAATTAAGGAATAGAAATGGCACTGACAAAAGCAACATACTCGATGATCAAAGGGGCACCGCTAAATCTTTTAGATTTTGGCGCTGATCCTACTGGCATGGCTAGTAGTCAAGCCGCATTTGATCTTGCACTTACTCAATCCGTAGCAACTGGTCAGCCAATCTACGCGCCCTCTGGTACGTACTTGCTTAACAGCATTACTTTGACAAACGGTCAACCTGTTGGCAACGGCAACAAGTACGGTCAAATGATTTACGGTGATGGATCAGGCAGAACGGTTTTCAAAGCATCTGGGTCATCACCAAAATTTTTGTCTTTGCTAGGTGTGCCTGGCTTGTATTTTTACACTCGTTTTAAATTGCAAGACTTTTCAATTGACATGACCAACATGGCAAATGCTGCTACGTCAATTGGCATTTATGGAATTTTTGCATTTGGCGGTGCTGTTGATAACGTTGATGTGTACGGTCACCAGCCTTTAGCTTTTTCACTTTACATTGATCAAGGTTGCTACACTACAGTCTGGAGCAATTGCGATTTTGGCGGTGAAGATGGCCGAGTCAAATTGCAAGGTGTTGGTACGCAGTCCGTTACAACGCAGACGTTTTTGGGTTCATCTTGGGCGCAATTTATTGCCGACAACTGCTCTGCAATTTCCTTACTTTCCTGCATTGTGCAAGGGCCACTTACGCCTAAATTTGTATTGTCTGAACAATACGGAATCTACATTGGTGGTGGTGACTTTGAAGGTACTGGCACGCTATATGCCTTTGGAACAAACGTCAATCAGCTCTCAAGCATAAACAATGCACTGGTAGGATTCTCTGGAACTTACTCAACAGGAACACCTAACAGTAGTTTTCTGTTAGATCAGATATACCCTCTTACATCTACAGGCAACCCATTTACCATTCAAAACATGGCAGTAACATCTGCGGCTGTTGCAACTGGTGAATGTGTGGCGCTGAAGTTAAATGGAACTGTCAATGAATCTGTTGACGAAGTTGGTCTGACTAGAAAAAACATTCAAAACACTAGCGGTGGCGCAAGTGCTGTTGAGATTGAATTTTCAAATTCAAATGGTCAAACTTACGTTGGACAAGATGCAGCAGGGAATTCAATTATTGACGCTCGTGGGACTACTAAAGTCACTTTGCAACAAAATGGTGTTGACAAATTTGGCGTTAATGCTGCGGGCGCTCTCGCGTTCAACACAACAACGTCAGGTTCAGCAGGTGTTTTAGCAGGTTATCTCAACTGTACTGTTGGCGGTGTTTCTTACAAAATCCCTTACTACTTGGTGTAAATCATGATCTCTTACAAATGGACAATCGAAAAAGTAACAGTAACTACAGACAACGCAGTAACTCATGTTTACTGGCGTTGCGATGGTAAACAAGACGAATTAACAGCATCTTGTGCTGGCGTTCGCAAACTGTTCCGTAGCGAAACTTTTATTCCTTACGAGCAGTTGACTGAACAACAAGTGCTTGACTGGTGTTTTGCGCCTGAAGTTAATACTTGGACAGACACTGATGGCAACCAACAATCAAGCACTCGTCTCATCAAAGATGAAAGTGAAGCACAAGTTGCTGGCCAGATCGCACGCCAGTTGGCTCAGAAAAATTCCGAGCCTGCTTTGCCTTGGGCGACAATTTAAATTTAAAGGAGACAAATCATGTCCACCAATTCACAAATTGCTTTTACACCTCTAGGCAAGACCATTGCAGTGGCCGCAGCTGGTACTGCACCTGCTGGCGTGCAGGCTCCTGTATACGAGAAGTTCAACCCTCAGAACGCAGGCCAGTACCGTTTTATCAACAACGGCACGACCACCGTGTTCTTGGGCACTGGCCCCACAGCTGCACTGGCTCAGGCCGCTGCCGTTGCTCCAGTCGCTGGCACGCCTTCAGACGCTATCGTTCTGGTGCCTGGTGCAGTTGAAATCTTGCGTTTCAACATTGACACATTCTTCAGTGGTCTGTCCAGTTCGTCAGCCACTGTCTACGTCACGCCAGGCCAAGGCCTCTAATCGTGGAGACTGACATTATGGCAGTAGAAGGAAACGAGATCGACCTTGTCAAATATGGCGTGCTCTGGCAAAAAGTTCAGGACATGGACAAAAAAATGGACAAGGTCGAACGCCAGCTCGAAGAACTGGTGGCGCTGGCCAACAAAGGTCGTGGAGGCCTTTGGTTTGGCATGACCATTGTCTCTGGCGTGTCTGCCGTGGTCGGTTACTTACTGAACTATTGGAAGCATTGAAATATGCACTTGCGATGGTTTTAACACTATCGCAAGTTTCATCAACTGAATATAGATGCGTCCGATGGGCATGGACCGGTGATGTTTTTAATCGCAAAGTAGTATGCCTTGAGTGGAAAAAGGTAGAGCGAAAATGATCGATCCCATTACAGCCCTAGCAGGACTACAGAGTGCAATCAGCGTAGTCAAAAAAGCCAGCAAGGTCGCAAATGATCTGGCTGGTTTGGCTCCATCTATTGCCAAGATGTTTGATGCCAAAAGCGTGGCCACCAAAGCTATGGTGGAAGCCAAACGCTCTGGCAACAAGTCAAACCTTGGCACAGCCTTACAAATCGAAATGGCGCTTGATGAGGCCAAGCGCTTCGAGGCCGAGTTGATGATGCTATTTCAGGCCACTGGCCGTGCTGATGTATGGCAAAAGATCAAAGAGCGCCAGCAGCAAATGGACATCGAGGACGCGCATCTAGCGCGTCAAGCCAAAGCCGAAGAAAAGAAGCGCAAAGAAGATGAAGCCGAGCAGATGGCGTGGGCCATTGGCATTGTGGTGATCGTGATGCTCTTAGGCGCAGTTGGTTGGGGAATTGCCGAAATTCAAGATTTATGCGCTAAAACGCGCTGTGGTCGATGAATGAATACCAAAAGCAATTCGACCTCTTTCTCAAAATCTTTGTGCGCATGTGCATTGCCTGGTACGTCTTGGGCCTGCTCAAATTTTTGCCAGACGAGCTGGCCGATAAGATTGTCAACAAACTACTTGGGATGATTGGACTATGAGCGACGAAAAGCCAGCAGATATATTGAGCAAAGTGCTGTCTTATGTGGACAGCCCATTCAAGCTGTTTGCACTGATACTTATGGCGGTGTTTGCCTTTGCTGGGTACTTTGTTTGGCAGAACCAAGAGCTGCTGATGGGTGCATACAAAGAGTCCAAGAAGATGCCAAGCATTGTTGAGGACAGGGTGGAAGACGCTGCGGCCCACTTGTTCAAAACTACCAACGCCACCGTTGTGGCCGTGTTCAAAGTCAATCCCATGTTTGGAACTCGAGTGCTGCACCGCGCCTACACCAAAGAAGGTCGAGACAAAACCAATGATGGGCTTGATGTTGGCCTGTTTACTCAGAACGCAGCCAACAACGCTGATGTTGTCAGGCTGATGGCCAGCGAGATTCCTTGCGGTGAATACAGATCAGCGCAATCTGAGATGGGCCTGTGGTACATCGCCAAAGGTGTCACATACACTTGCCGAATCAGCATCCCACCTGACCCAAACCGGTTTGTTGGCCAAATTACTGTTGGCTGGGATAATGAGCCAACTGACATTCAAGTGGCAAGAACCATGATGGAAATTGCAGCAACCATGCTTTCAAGGAGCAAACAATAATGGATTGGCTTAAACAAATTGCACCCACAATTGCCACTGCACTCGGTGGACCATTAGCAGGCATGGCAGTCTCGGCTATCTCAAAAGCCGTTGGTGTTGAACCTGACCAAGTTCAGGACATGATCGCCAACAACAAACTGTCTGCCGATCAGATTGCACAGGTAAAGCTGGCCGAGATCGAACTCCAAAAGCAAGCCCAAGAACTGGGTCTAAACTTTGCCAAGCTGGAGGTTGAGGACAGGAAGTCAGCACGCGAGATGCAGGCCACTACCAGGTCAATGATGCCTCCAATCTTGGCAGGAGCTGTGACCATCGGCTTCTTTGGCATCATGGTGATGATGTTCTTCAACAAGATCGATAGTAACAACCCAGCCATCTTGATGATGCTTGGCAGTCTTGGAACGGCTTGGACTGGCATCATTGCTTATTATTTTGGCTCCAGCGCAGGATCGCAAGCCAAGACCGACTTACTCTCAAAAACAGGGCCAGTGAAATGAACTTGACACCACACTTCACACTCGAAGAATTGACAGCTTCAGAGACCGCAGAACGCAACGGCTGGGATAACAGCCCCAATGACACCGAGCTGGCCAATCTGACGCGCCTGGCAGACTTTCTGGAGCAGGTGAAGGTGGTGCTGGGTGGCAAGCCGATCATGATCAGCTCAGGCCTGCGAACAAAGAAGGTCAATGATGCAGTGGGAAGCAAAGACACCAGCCAACATCGGACTGGTTGCGCTGCCGACTTCAAGGTGCCAGGCATGACACCAGACGAAGTGGTGCGCAAGATCGTGGACAGCGGAATTGGCTACGATCAGATCATTCGTGAGTTTGATCGTTGGACCCACATCAGCGTGCCAAACAGCGACGACACCAGCCCACGCAAGCAGGCGCTTATCATCGACAAGGCTGGCACCAGATCTTACGCATAAGTGGCCACCACGATGGCCACAAAAGCCATCCATAGCAGGCCAAAGACTGCGATGAACAACCAATAAAAAAAGCGCCTGAGAAGGCGCTTAGATTTTGAAGGCTTAGAAGCATGAGCAATGCGCACAGGGCAGTCACGGCCCTGTCTGCAATTTCCGTATTCGTCGCAACAGTTCATGTTTTAAATTTTGAATATTGATTCAAGAGTTTGAATACGCCAATTGGATAACGACGACGACCTTCTTTTTCCCATTCGATCACAATGGTGTCGTTATCATAGCGCCAGCATCCATCTTCGGTCACATTATCCTTGGTGTAAAAGTATGCCCGAGACAATGTTGGCTTTCCTTCACAGGATTCAGTCAAAATCACAATCTTGCCACCTGCTTGGTTTTCAGTCTCAGCAAATGGATTGGCGTATACGCTTGTCATAGCAAGCGTGGCTGTGATGGTGATGATTAGATTTTTCATGCTGACCACCATGCCACCAAAAGACAGGCCATGCCAACGCCAATGGCGAAAGCCAACACGTAGCCAGCCACACGCTCCCAGAGAGGCTCTGTGCGGCCATAGCCCTGCACCCATGTGCAGTCTGCAAAATTACGTGGTGTTTGAAAGTTTGAGTTTTTCATGGTTTCTTCCTTTTAGTGATGGGGCCGAAGCCCCTTTGGTTGATTAGGCTGCGGCTTTCTCGGCAAACAAGCGCTTGGCTTCTGTACCTTGATAAACATATTCGTCAGAACCGTAAGCAGGATCGATTTCTTCCCAAAATGTTGGAGACAAGAATTGATCAGACTGAAGGGCAGCATTAACACGTGCGGCCAAGCGCTCGGCTTTGGCAGATGCTTCTTGACGAAGATCGGGAAAATAAGAATCGCTAGACTCAGGGCAAACAACTTCCTGAGTGCCGTTAAAAATTGCTGTGTGACGAAAGCGACGACCAGCTGCGTTTTCGATGATGACGTAATACTGCTCTGCGATGAATGGATGACCATCGCATGAGTATCCTGCGTTGAAAAGATCAGATGCGACATAAGCGGTGTAAGTTTTGTTCACGGTCAGCTCCTTGCTGGTTGTTGGTTGGTAGGCCTCTAGTATAAGTCATTTCCCACAAAGTCCCACAATTTATTTATAGGGATAAACCCTTATATTGAGGTTATTTCCACATCATGCGGCCTGCGCTTGCCATCGAGCAGGTCATGCAGTCGTTTTTCTGTCAGGCGGTGGCATCGATACATGGTGCGAGCAGGCAATATGTTCAGAAACTCGGCATAGTCGCTCAGAATCGAGCGTACAGCCTGAATTCCTGCGCCATCCATACGAATGGTGCTACCAGCCCTGTTTCGCTTGCCAGCGAGCGCCAAAGCGGTGATGGCATCCATCAGCAAGCCACTGGAATCCTCGCAGACTTTCATCTCGACAACCAGCGTCTCCATGAGGTTGACTGCATCGCTGACAACACGCCAGTCGTCCGTGGTGGGCGCTGGCGCGGTCTCCATTGCATGCAGGCCTTGGTACATCATGGTGAGCTGGTGCGTGCGAAACTTCTCAGGCAATGGCTCTGTCGGACTGGCCATCATCTCGTCGAGAATGGTGTAGTGCCTTGGCCTTGGCTGTGGCTTGCGTTTTCGCATTAATAACCTCGCCAGACGCGAACATCCACCAGCCAAAGCGAGATGAAAAACTCACCACCAGAAAAGCCAATGCCAAACACTGGCCACTTGTGCATCAGCGTGTCGATGCTGATGTGAATCTGCTTCTTCATGCCTTGGTCTCCTGTGCTTGCTGGCGCTCCATCTCCATCTTGACGCAGTGCAAAATCTGCGCGGCCAGAGTGCGCGTGTTGCGCTCGGCCATCTTGCGCAGCTCACGCTCGATGTCGGCAGGCAGCCTAATCGTCATGTAGCGATCTTTGATTTTTGAGGTCATAGTTTGTCCTTCTGTTCATTAAAAAAGGCCTGAAGTTTGCCCTTGGCATCATCAGCACCTTTTCCCACTATACAACAGAATCTCACACTTTCAAGATAGGCAATCCAGTCTTTCTGCTCGGCACTCAGGCTGCCACCCTTAGTGCGTTTCATCTCCACCCAAAGTCCCCAAGCAGGGATGAACAGATCAGGCACGCCAGAGGACACACCCTCGGCCTTGAGACGGCCAGCGGTGGCCAGACTGCGAGCGCCACCATTGGGAATGGCAAAGATGCGCACGCCTGGCCAAGTCTGGCGAAACCAGCGCACCAGCTCGCGCTGCTCCTCATGCTCGGTTGGTATGCGGTCGGTCAAAATGGGCATTCTGGCTCCCACTTAGGGCAGGCATCCACCTCGGCAGCAAACGCAGCTGGCGGTGTCATGAAGAACTCGGTGCACAGGCCATCTGTGCCGTACATCTCGCAGGTGTGGCAGCACTTCGGTGGACCGGCCTTGATCCACTCGCGGTAGTCAACCAAAAATTGTGGCTCTGGTGGTCGGCTCATTTCAGACCCCTTTGCATCAGCTTCACCCAGCACCGAGCACAATGCCACTTGGCACGCACCGTGACACCGCCAAGCGGATCAGCCTCACGACTGCACACATCACAAACCTTGAGCTTGTGCATTCGATTCATTTGTTCTTCAACTGTCATTCCCAGCTCCTTTTCATTACCCTAAAAAACTTTCCGTCCTTGCGATACTCGATCATCTCTGGTGGCGTTGCCATGTTCATGTTCTGCACCATGTCCTCCAGCGTCTTCACATTCAGACCACCAGGCACAATGCTGGCGCTGTTGGCAATACTCAGCAGCTGGCTCATTGCACGCTGGCCTGCATAGCCTTCATGCATGATTGGCAAATACTCGGTGATTGGCGTATCGCTCAGACCACCGTAATAGGTCACAGCCAGCATCTCGATGCCAGAGGCCTTGCTGATGTGCTTGCGCCATGTCCAGCTCGTCACTTCCAACTCTTGGCCATCC